TTTACTGCAAGCCGGCACCGCTATTACTGCTAACTCCCTAACTAACGCAATTGAAGAAACCGTTGCGCAGTTTGGCGGAAACGTACTCGACAAGTATTTCCAAGGTAAAGACATCGAGCTGACCAATCAGCTTGGCGAAGCTGCCGTCATCGGAGCGGCTACCGGTGGAGCAATGTCGGCGCCGCAAGCGGTCACGGCTTTAGCTGGCGGATACCAGCCCCTTACTCCAGAGCAAGAGATCGCACGGACGATTGACCAAAGCGTTGCCGGTGCGCAACCTGCCGGCACCCGCGAAGCAGCTGTCGCCGCTCTGAACCCGCAAACCTATGACCAGACACTGATCAGCTTAGAGCAGGCTACGGCTGCCAAGACGGCCGCCAGTGAGGCTCGGGCTGCTCTCTTGGAGCAAGACAAGCAGGCGGCTACAGCGTCGCTCCAGCAAGCCGCTACGGCCTCTGACGCGATTGCCGCTGCTGAGCAGCTGGCTGGTGACGCTAACGATATCCTTGGACCAGTGCCGGCGCCTGTCCTTAACATGGGTCGTATCGAGCCAACGCTTGGACCTGTGGCAGAAATACAACAGATTCCGGGACGTGTCGAGCCTACAATGGAAGCCCCGGTTTTACCTGTGCCAAGCCTTGAGACCGAACAAAGATTCGGTCTTGATAGATTGCGACTGGCACCAACTACGGAAGCCCCAAGTGTCGAAGACAACTTCATCTCAATCCCGGAAGCTGGACCGGCCGCAATGCCTAACGTACCTGTTGCGCAAGCAGACAGAGAAATTGCCGCCACAGAAGCAAGAGCAGCTGCGCAACAGTCTCTTGAAGGCTGGGCTGCCGCTAATAACGTAGAAGTACCTGCGCAGCTAAACCCTGCGCCTGATGCAGAGACCGCCGGCATCAATCAAATTGCCGATGCGCTGGACAGCCAGTTCGGCGGTAAGTTGTACGCGTACCATGACACTAACCCGACGGCGATGAACGGTGTCGCGATAGGCGGTCAAGGGTTTATTAATACGGCCAACGTAGACATCAACGTAACCCGGACAACGCTCCACGAGTTTAAGCATACCGTCGAGCAGATCGCATTAGCTGAAGCCCGCCAAGGTTTAACCGACACACCAGCCCAGCGGTTCGTCGCGGCAATAGATTCTCTCTATGACGACAACCTAACCGAGAAGGGCAAGCGTGCCTATCTCGAGAAGTTTCTAGCTAAGGCTGAGCTGGCAGGTATTACTGACCCGGCTGCACGCGAAGCGCGTATTCAGGAGCTGTTAGCCGACCGAGTAACTCGGTCAGAGATGACCGCCGACTTCCTTGGCAACCGTGCCGTTGATAAACAATTCTGGGCTGATGTAGCGCAGGCTGACCCTGAAGGGTTCAAAGGTTTTGTCGAGAAGTGGCTGAGCATTATCGACAACCTGATGGCTACCTTGCGCGGCAAAGCAACGCAGGGACGTGGCCAGTCGGCTAAGGTCGACGCTTACATGCGTGACTTGGCGAAGGCCAAGATGGTTGCACGCGAGGCGCTTATCGCGTATCGTAAGGATCGGACTCAAGGAGAACAACGTGAAACAAATATCCCCGCCGGAGTTGAAGGCGTACAGCAAGCTGCAGAACGAGGTGGACCAGTACCTGCAAAAAGTAGGCGCGGTGAGCTCCCAAGCTACGGAGAGCCAATCGAAGGCGCAATCTCAGTCGTCGGCCGGCACTACTCGCCCCGGGTTCAAACGTCGTTAAGCGGCAACTACTACGGCACTGGTATCCGTGGCGCAGAGGCAGGCCGCCTACGCCAGAGCACCGACTCGCGGATCGGTAACCGCATCTATTTTTACGTGGACACGGGCAAGGGCATACGCCCTGAGAGCGGCGTAGGTCGCTTTGCGCACGAGGTCCAACTTAACAATATCTACGATCCGGCGACCCGTCTGATCGCCCCTCAGCCTAACGCTAACGCCTTTGAGTCGGCAGTCATTGACGCCGGGTTCGATGGCTACATTGCGCCATTCGGCAACGGTGGTGCTGTCGTCTTGCTAGGTAATAAGCACGACGCTGTGCCAGTCCAATCTCTGGAAGAAGCACCGGCGTTTGCTAAGCGGCAGAAAACTGAAGAGAAAACAATTGAGCCAGAGAAAGATTTAGGCACCTTCCGTTCAGTAGCGGATGCGCTAGGGTTGTCTGAGGCTGAATACAAAGCTACTGCTTTAGGTTTGATGACTGGCAAGACAAAGAGCGAAGCTTTTGAAACGCCTTTTGTCGGCGGCATCCCTCCGGTAGTTGAGTGGTTGGACAAACGCTATCGCGATGCAGGCATGTCTTCCCTTGATTTAAATAAGCCGGAAGACCGCACAACCGTAGCCAAGATGATGGCGGCTGAAGCAATCGCCGCGATTAAAAGCGCAGGCAATGCGGTCGAATGGTACGACGAGACTGTCAGAAGAACGCTGAGCACTATGGCGGTTAAGTATCCAGAATTGAACACGGATCAAAATGCTCGGAACGCATTCTTGATAGCTACCGCGATATCGTCCCAGACGATGAATGTTGAAGACAACTTGAGGTACGCGTCAAACCAGTACGAGGCTTTCCGTAAGACCGGGAAGTTCCCTGAAGTAGGCACTGGCAAGTCTGCTCCAGCTATGGGTAAGAACTTTGCTCTAGCTAACAGCCTGCTTGAGGAGATGGGACCGGACCTGCTTCGCCGGTTCCTGCAAACGGAATTTACCAAGCGCGAACTTGAAAGCATAGGCTTTAAGATTAGCGGCGAGTCAATGAACGAAAAGATGCTTGGCTCGGCAGTGTTTGGTCCCAAAATTGGTTTTGGTTTCTACAGTAACCTGTCAGGTAATTTCGAGCCGGTAACTATGGACATGTGGTTCATGCGAACCATTGGCCGTTTGACTGGTAAGTTGCCGGCGTTTGATGAAAAGCTTTTTGCTAAACAAGTAGCCAACCTTCGTAGTGCTATTGCAGAGAAGGGCGATTCTAGTAGGGGGTTGTTTGCTGCCGACTTCGACCAAGCTTTAGTAGATGAAGCGATGAAGTCGGACGACGGCGCTATTGCTTTAGCTCGAGCTGTAAACAGTTTGCACAACAGGCAGTTTATAAAAGAGCGTGCCAAGTTTGACTCAAAAGAAAGATACAAAACAAATCTTGTCGGAGCCGCTGGTACCATTTTAAAATCGGCAGACAAGCCAAAGGATTCACCGGGCGGCGGCGGAGAACGCCAGCGCCTGCGAGACGTGGTCCGCCAAATGGTAGAACTAGTGGAGCAACAGACCGGCAAGCGCGTACCGCCCGCTGCTTTGCAAGCTTTGATCTGGTACCCAGAACAGGAGCTTTATAAAAAGCTGGGTGTTAAACTACGTGTTACTAGCCAAGACTACGCCGGAGCGGCGAAGTCGCTTTTGACAAAAGAGGGTTTCGATGGAAAACGAATTAGCGCAGCAGCCGAATCTGGATCAGGACCAGCACGACAAATGGTTGGCGGCAAAGTCGCCGGACCAGCTGCAAAGGTTGGCGCAAAGGGTGAAAGCACTGGCCCTCTCAAAGGAAAAGAGCGGGAAGCTTTCGTCGGGCCGCGTGTTGCCGAAAAACTAGCGCAAGAAGCTAAAGCTAAACCTTTAACCGAACTGTTTGCCGGCTTAAACAAACGCGGTCTTGCCAAGACTCGCGCTGAGGCCGCCGTTAAAGCACGTCCCGATGCTGCGCAAATTAACTATGTGCAGAACAACTTCCTTGATATCCTGTCCGAGTTAGAAGACTCCGGCAAGGTCAAGATTAACTGCGATTGAGGCTGACATGCATATGCTACCTAAACTAATTATTTCCGCTAACTTAAAAACGGCACTCGATGAAGCAATTTATTCCGAGCTGTATGCGGCAAACTTGTACAAACACATTGCTAATGCGCTGCAACGCCTTGGCTATTTCGGCGCACAGAAATTCTTTTTGAAAGAAAGCGCATCCGAATTAAAACACTACCAACGCCATGTGCAATTTCTAAATGACGTCGGTGCCGTGGCCAAGATGCCTGCCCTCGAGGCAATTGACGAGCCGATTAAAAATTTCAGTGATGCAATTGAACTCGGCTATGAAACTGAGCTTGAGTTATATGAGAGCTACAAAAACTGGTACAGCGAAGCTGATAGCGATCCCGTGGTCCAGCAATTCCTGCTTCAGTTCCTCGAGATTCAGCGTACCAGTGTTGGCGAGTATGGCGATCTCCTAGCCCGCATCCAGCTTGTAGATCAAGACAAGGCTGGAATGTTGCTAATCGATCAGGAGATGGGCGGCTGAGATGACTTGCACCTACACCTTTAAACGCAAGGATGGATCGACTGAAAAGATTGTTGGCCAGCCTGCGCTTAAAGCGTTTCTGGTTAAGGGCGGTCTCGCTGAGTTCTTACCTGCTCGGAAGCTACCGTCGTTTAGTCCCCGTGAATCAAACGTGCTTGAGCGTATCCCGGCTTTGGCGGAAGCGGCGCAAGGTATCAAAGAAGGTAATGTTACCCGTGAGCAATACGAGACTTTAGTCAATGCTCTTAAACCGGTCACGCCTTATGCCGACGTGCCGGAGCCAGCCACCGTGGCTGACATGGAGCGTGGTCTTACCAGCGACAAGGTCGAACGCATCGGCGTACCGTCTGAGACATTAAAAGCCGGAGACCCTGTCGGTCTTCGCCTTGATATCCCAGCTTATGCTAACCGGGGTGTGTGGGTAGTGGCTGTCCATGAGCAGAAAGCTGGTTATGGTGCCGGCACATCAATTGGATACGAAGGCGTGGCCGCAGTTACCGAGCCGACCTTTGGCGTAGTAGAGAAGGGCGCCCTTAATATTGCAGCCGGTAAAGACAAATCAACGATTGCTGTAATGAAAGGCAACTGGAAACCAGTTACCCCTAAGCAAGCCACGGCCGCTGCAAAGCTGGCGATCAAAAGCGATAACTGGGTGCAAGTCGGTATGGACCCAACGCGTCACGCTTATTTCTATGACCGTGACAGCATGGAGCCAGTCGTGTCTGCCGACGAGGCGATACAGATCGGGCCCCTAGTATTAGCAAAGAATCCGGTGTATGGAAAAAAGTCGGATTTCGCTTTTAGCGTTCGTCAAGGCGACATCGGCGACGCCTTGCAAGACCGGATCGATAACGACTTTGATGCATTGGTTGAAGAGTACAACAGCCTCAAAGGCACCGACGGCGGTAAGGTGTTGGACGCTGACATTGCTCGCGAGTTGTCGCCGGATTACCGCGCAGATCGTTCGCGTGCGGCAGAGGTGCATGAAGCCGTAGGTAATTTCATCGACAAGCTTTACGCAAAGCGCGTTGAAGAGATTGGCCCGAACGGGATCGTAGCCTTCATGGCTGGCGGCGGTGGGGCTGGTAAGTCTAGCGTGCAGAAGTTCTTAGGCGACCGCCTGAACGCAGCCGACATCGTCTACGACGGCACCATGTCCAGTTACGGCAGCGCGAAGAGACGCGTCCAGTTGGCGCTTGACGCTGGCCACGGTGTGCTCATCTCGTACGTTTACCGCGACCCTGTAGATGCGGTGAAGAACGGCGTATTCCCAAGAGCAATGAAAACCGGGCGCACAGTTCCAGTCGCAGCCTTGGTCAAAGGGCATGCCGGCTCCAGTGAAGCTATTCGCAAACTGCAAGATGATTTTGGCGACGACCCTGCTTTCGAGATCGTTGCAATTGATAACTCCCGTGGCCCAGATAATGCAGAAGTTGCGCCACTTGCAAGTATCCCTCGTGTTAATGTTGAGGGGTTGAAAGAGAGGTTAAGAGATGTCACCAATGAAGAGTACGAAGCCGGCCGAATCAGCGGCATCATCAGCAGAACCACGCTCGAAAGCTACACGCCCGGTCCCGGAGGCGCTGCGATTGAAACTGCACCGACTGAAGGCCGGCGTAGAGAAGGCGTTCAAAGGCGGCGCGAGCTTGGCGGAGAGCGAGACACCGTAAGCTTTAGCCAGCGTGGCAAAGAGACCGAAGGCTGGATTCTTAGCCGTGATGAGCTTGGCCGCTTCCGTTTCGGTGCAGGCGCGAAGGCATACAATCTGGCCGCCAATATAGCTAATAATGTTCTCGACCGTATCGGCTTAAAGCCGGTGAGTCCTGAGCTCAGCCGTGCAATGCGCAAGATGAAAGCCGAAGTCGAACGCGCTCAGAGGCTGACCATTGACGTGGCCAGCAAAATGAAAGAACTGCCGGAGCAAGAGCGTCAGATGATCAGTGACATCATCGAAGGCGAGCTCAAGCGCGGATCAAAGCCGGCCAAGCATGTGCTCGAGCTGGCCGCATCAATCCAATCAATTATGTCAGAGCAGTCCGCTGAGCTTGTCCGTTTGGGCATGCTATCACCCGGCGCCGCTGGTCGTTGGGACGGTAAGTATCTCCCGCGTTTCTATGAGCAAAAGCTTGGCGATGAAGTCAAGTCATGGGCAAAAGCCGCTAAGGCTTTGTTCGGCCGGCAGAAAACAATGCAGGGTATTGGCGGCTCCAGTCTGAAGTCTCGAGGCATGTTTGAAAACGTGCCTGTCGAGGACCTGCAAGACTGGCTAGACGAAGGCTGGGAAGTTCGGGATGAGGCATACGACCCAGCGACCGACGAGGTGGTCACAGTCTGGCGCGATTACACGCGCAAAGAACGTGATGACATGGGCGAGATTCGGGACGCAATGTTCCGCTTCGTGATGGGCTACAACAAGTCGCAGCGAGACATCGCTCTTGGCCGCCTGTACGAGAACCTTGCCAAAGACTACGCCAGCAAGAAAGAGCAGCCGGGTTATATCCAAGTGCCGACGACCAAGGTTGAAGACACGATGGCTCGTAGATACGGGAAGCTGGCCGGTAAGTGGGTGCCGGCTGAGATCATGGACCACCTGTCAGGCTTTGACAATAATCAGCAAACAGAGCTGATCAAGATGTACCTCAAAGGTTTGTCGATGTGGAAGGAAGGCAAGACCGTCCTGAACCCTGTATCACACGCGAACAACATCCTGTCCAACTTGACGATGGCGCACTTTGCTGGCGTCTCATATTGGGACATCGGTAAATACGCAGGCGCAATCCGTGACTTGGTTAAGAACGATCCGATGGTCGATGAGGCTTTAGACGCTGGCCTATTCGGCGGCACGTTTAACCGCGCAGAACTTTTGAACGAGATGCCAGAGCAGTTAAAAGCTTTGGCTCAGGTCAGTGAGTCTAGGCTCAAACGCGGAGTCGATACAATCTGGAACGCAATGTCGTGGTTTGTTCGTAAGCCAGCGGCCAAGGCTTACCAAGCTGAGGATACTTTCTTCCGCTACCTGATTTACCGCGACGCTCGCAAACGTGGGATTAGCGTCGATGACTCGATTGAGTTCTCGCAGCAATTCCTGTTTACGTATGACGACATGCCGAAGACCGCTCGAGCTTTGCGCGACTACACCTTGCCGTTCTTCGCATACACCTACAAGGTCGTGCCGCCTCTGGTCCGCACAGCACTAGAGACGCCTTGGCGTTACGCTGCTCCAGCCGGTGCCTTGTACACGGTCAACGCATTAATGTACGCTATGGCTGCGTCTCTTGGCGGCGGAGAAGATGAAGACTGGTGGACCGTCATCCGCCGGTATGTCACCGACCCTGAGTTTAGAAACCGTGCAAAAGAGTTCGAGTCCGAAGAGCGTAAGAACCTGCCAGACTGGATGAAGGGTTACAGCGCAACTCTCGGCACGCCGAAGGCGATCCGCCTTGGCATGGACGACGTGACTAACCTGCCCCTGTTCCTCGATGTTAGCCGCGTATTCCCGGGCGGTGACTTGCTTGATGCGCATGCGAACGCTGGCGGCATCCCAATCCTGCAACCGATAACACCTAGTAACCCGATCCTTAATACGCTTGGCGTAATGCTTTGGAATAAAGATTCGTTCTTTGGTAAAGACATCGTTGACAAGTCAGACACCAGCGCAGAGGCCGGTCAGAAACGGGCCAAGTGGATGTGGCAGCAGTTTGCTCCAGCGGTTGCAATTGGTAACTACCATTGGGACCGGGCGATGAACGTGATCGCCAATACCACTGGCCAATCTGTGCTCGGCTACACCGGTGTTGATAAAGGTGGTCTGCCAGTGCAGCCGGGTTATGCTTTGGCAAACACGGTCGGTATCAAGATCAAGCCTGTTGACCTCGAGCTGTCTGAGGAGATCAGCAAGTCTGAGCGCAGCAAGCTGGTACGCGAGCTGGAGATGAAGATCAAGCGCATCAATAGGCTTGAAGGGTCCGGCGCCGTGACGGAAGAAGCGGCCGAGAAAGAACGTGAGACGCTCCAAGAAAAGAAGAGCCGTCTCAAGGAAGGTCTGACAGTCGAAGGCAAAGAACCTAAGTAATCAGTTCTCGCTCATCAGGTAAACCGCTGCGCATATCGCAGCGCAGAATACCCCGAGACCGACTAACGTCGAGCCTAAGATAAATAGAAGAACAAGGTAGTTCATGACTGAGCTGCCAGTTCTTTTATCTTTGCTATTGTCATCCCAGTTGCATCGTGGATGGCGAGGATCGTGGCCGCTGAGACAGGCAGTATTTTATTTCGCATGCGGCTAACTGTCGGCTCAAGAAACCCAATCGCTTCAGCTAAACCTGCATTGTTTTTCAAGTTGTAGGTTTCAATCAAATAGTCAAACAGTACATGACCTCTGTTTGTAGACCTGCCCTTTTTCCTAAGAGGCGCTGTCATCTCTGCTGCTCGTATGATCATCTCTTTTCTCCTGTGATTTTGTCTTTGATGCTGCGAGGTACGCGTGGTTTCGGACACCAGCCTAAACAATCATCAGTCCAATTACCCACGATCAACACGCCACCGGGATTCAGTAGCAGCAAGCTGACCGCACGCGGGGGTGGGTCAATATCAGGGTCTCTAAAATACAGTTGGTCAGTTGTTACTTGAGCGATCATTACGTCTCTCTATTATTTTTTGCCAGCATTCACCGCATTTCCAGCGGCGCGTTAATCCGTCTCTACTATGTACCCACTCACCGCCTGTACGCAGTGGCCGTCGAGAAGCGCAATGGGTGCAGAACCGCTCACCCGTAGACATGTCAACTGCCAGCGTCGTCTTTACTCTGTCCGTCATCTTTTACCCAATATTTAATTTCAACAAGCTGCGCACATTCTCGAAGCTTTGATACGTTCGTGCGCTTCATTACTTCCAGCGCAATGGCAACGAAGGTCTCAATCTCTGCACGCTCTTCATCGCCCCATCCAATCAATTCCGCAACGCAAGTTTTAAGTCTTTCGTCTTTCAATTTGGAAATTGTTTCGACCAGATACTCGAGCTCCTCATGCGGTACGGCGGCACGCTCTTGCAACAGGTGTCTCATGCGTTCCGCATAAGCAGCGATGAAGTTTCCGTCTGGTCGAATACGTCGCATATTAATTATCCTTTTTCACGCGGCAGTTTTTAAGCCACGCGATAACATCATCCTCAAGCCACAGCATCTTACCGCTGCCGGGTATCTTAATCCTTGGCGGTAGGGATTCTGGCCGACGCCTGACGTCGACTTTAATGGTCTCTACGGTTTTGTGCAATATTGGAGCTAAGTCTTCCGGTGACAAAACTTTGGGTAAAGTCATCGAATATTTCCTTCAAGTCGGCCTGCGACAAGCTGCGCATAGCCGGCAATATCAACCCATGAATCAGCATAGTCCGGGTCACCGTTCAAGATGCGAGCGATCTTATGGGCAATCATTTCGAGCGCCTCACGTTGATCACTATCCAATCTGTTCCAGCCTTCATGGACTTGCATCTCGAATTTAAGTTTTTGCGATATGCCTGCATGGTTCTTAAACAGTCCGTACCTTACTCCGCGCTCACTTAAAATTGCGTCTACGTCAGCCATCAATCAATCTCCTTCATGTAGTACTGCGTCTCAAATCCATCGCCTCGTAGCGGTAAGCCGGGTGCCCATAAAACAGGCCGGCCCATCACTTCCTCGGCTGTCTTCACGTTCCTTGGCCCGTCGATCAACTCCTCCATAATGATCTCGTCATGCACAGTAGTGAGCTGGGTGTATCCCTCGTCGTCAAGTGCAAGCATCGACTCGGCAAGAAGGTCTCTTGCAATAGCCTGAGTGATGTTCTCCACCAGCTTGCCACCGTAGGTCGAGAGTCTGGTCCACTGCTTTGTCTTCTGGTCCATCCCCTCGTACGTCAATGACCCCGCCCGTGCGACGGTAAAGCTCGTGCCGTCGCTCTTATCGCGCTTCAAGTCCGAACCCTCGATGCGTGGCTTGGAGTACACCAGAGCGCGGCCTGACGGGAGGTGGATCATCAGCATCCCTGACGTGTAGCTAAACTGCAGCTCGGCTTTACCGCCTGCTACCTTCAGCACGCGCACGGTCTTGTTGGCTACAGCGGCCTTGGCCGCAGCCTCGCAGTCGTACCAGAACTCGACGACCTCCGGGTTGGCAGTACGCCATGCAACCTTGATCGGCTCGAGCTCTTCCTCAGTAAGACCCATGTCCAAGGCGCCCATCGTGATCAGTGCGCCGGCGCCACCTTGATAGCCTAGCGCCAGCTCGGCGACCTTGCCTTTGAACCGGTAAGGTGAACGCTTGTCTACACTACCGGGCGGCAGCTTGAACATCTGCTCAGCCGAAGCCTCATAGATTTTGCCGTGCGTATTGAACACCTCGAGACGCCACCTGCACCAAGCCAGCCAAGCCACGACGCGGGCCTCGATGGCGCTGAAGTCAACGATCACAAGCTTGCACCCGGTCCGTGCAACAAACGCTGTCCTGATCAGCTGAGACAAGGTGTCAGGCACGTTGCCGAACAGCATCTCGAGCTGGTTATACTTGCCGGCCTTGACCATCTGACGGGCTAGGTCAATATCCCGGAGCTTGTTCTGTGGCAGGTTCTGCACCTGCACGAGACGGCCAGCCCAACGACCGGTGCGGTTAGCACCGTAGAACTGGGTCAGGCCCTTGACCGCATGGTCCTTGCAGACCGCACGCTCCATTGCCGCAAACTTCGAAACGCTGGTCTTGCCTAGTTCTTGGCGCAGCTTGAGCACTCGACGCACTATCGCGCTGTCGGTTGCTTCAAGAATTTTAGGGACGTTCTTTTTAGTAATGTCGCTGATGTCTTCGCTTTCCTCAGTCTGCAACCAAGCAAGCAACTGGTTGCGGCTGTTCGGATTAGATAAGCCGGTCAGCTGGACCGCCTCGGCAAGCATCCGCTCTTTAAAGATACCGTCGCACGCGATGGCATTCGTCACCAGCTCGCGGTCAAGCTTCAGGCCGTATGCATTCATACGCTGGTCAAGGGCCCACAGGCGCCACTCTTTCGCAGGGACCGGAAACTTGGCCAGCCTTGTGGCAATCGCCCTCTCAGCAACCACGTCGCCAGCGCAGTAGTCTACAAACAGCTGCCACTTAGCCGGGTCGTGGTGGGGCAAGTTGCGGGTGCGGCCACCGTTCTTAATCGTCGGCCTGCACGGCAGGCAAAAGTAACGAATCAACTGCCAGCCGATTGACTTCTTTTGCTGGTCGGCTGCAAGGCCCATGACCTTACCAACGTCAGC